TAGATAATGCATTTTCGCTCGATGAACACCTGCAAGAGCTTTACAGTCTCGTTATTGACTCAATAAATGAGGGCGGCCTTTTCTCAATAGCATAACCAACCAACCACCAACCAACCAAAAACACCATGACTATCGAAATAACAAAAGAAGCATTCAACTCAATCCTCGGCGCTAATAAATCAGAAGTTTGCAAGGGGATTGAGACAACTGAGCCAGCAAGATTCATTCGCTACTATGCCAAGGGAGTGAACTTGCAAAGCGTTGAAAGCTTTGCTGCCTGCGTCACTCAATACTACGTCACCGACATAAACGCATAACCACAAACCACCAAATAAAATGATAATCATTCATCTACTAATTCTAGCGCATTGCCTAGCCGGTGCATTCTTCCTCTTCAAACTCTATCACTCATGAGTTTGCGAACATACAATAAAAGCCAGCTTGCCATTCTAAGGGCTGTTAAAGACGACCTAAAGCATCACCTAGGCAAAGAGATAGATCATGACCCGCAAAGCGATCCAGCGGCTCTTATAGAGCTAGAAACGCGCCTTGCCGACTGGCTTACAGTGGGCGGCGGCGGGGCTTGGCTTCGCAGCTTGCCAGAAATCGATAAAAACCTAACCAAATAATCAAAAACATGAAACTACACATCTATAAAAATACACCATTCGGGATTGAGCGGGTAAATGACCGCTCTTTGACCATAGAGGAAGCCAAGGCCGTTTTAAAGGTCAACCCCTCACTGACTGCCAGAGACGCGGAAAGCGCCTCTTATGAGGTCTTACACATGCCTGTTGACTGGCAAGACGAAGAGCCGACATGCCAAGAACTGGCAATCGCCAGCAACCTGTCTGTAGGTCTTAAAATAGCCGCTTGCATCTCAATTGCTCTATTCATCGCCGAAAAGCTTATACCCTAACAAAGCCAACCATTAAACCCCACCCAAATCGCCCTCAGTTGCCCTCACAGGCCGCTGGGGGCTTTCGGGGTGTAAAGACATAGCAACACCCTCTCATTAAATCAAAACGCCGTACAAGGCAAACCACGACAAATCATGACAACAGCAAAATATCCAGAATTCGACTCAATCCCCTGCATGGAGGTTTTTCGGGAATACCTCAATAGCTTTAACAACGATCATTTTTGCCACTTAGATTCAAAGGTTGACCAATCCTTTGAACTATGGGACAAAAGCAAACAACGGGTAATTTCCTGCGACTAAATCCAACCTAAACCAATAAAATCATGCTTACAAAAATCAACTTCTCAGCCAAACACCCTACGTTAAGCGCAATGCAGCTGCAAGCGGCCTATCAGCTCTCCGAGATTGACGGGTGGCACGTAAACGGCAAGACAGCCTATAAAGAAGGCGTAACCCTACAGTTGCTCGAGAATGGCAACGCACTTAAATAAACCTAAACCAGACAATAAATCATGAGCCAAATCGCATCAGTAATCGCCTATCTAGCATCTAAGGAATCAGCCATCATGCCAACTAAGTTCGAACGCTTAGCCGAGCAAGTCAAAGACGATATTCAAAGTAAATTATTTGGATCTCTGTTAGAGTTTCCAGCCCCCAAAAGGGAAAATCGTAGCACTCCGTTTGACCCTGTAGAGCGCGGCCACACGGTCCACGCAGTCAATGAGCTAAGGAGCCAAGGCAATAGTGCTAAAGAGGCTTGTGCGGCCATTGACGTGCCATTATCAAGCTACCGACACTGGGCATCACGTTGCCGAATCAAATATATCCAAAACTAATATGCCAGCACACGTTATAAAGTTTAAACACTCGAAAATGCCAGCCGACTATATCGGCTCTGCAATCAACTACGCCAACACTCGAAACGATGCAATAAGCCTTCTAGGCAAGCACGATAAGAAGCTCGGCACGGTGCTTGACAAGCGGGGCTGCATTCTAACACTAATAGACTAACCACTAACAGCCCACAGGGCGCAAACATTATGAAAGACAAAGAACTATTCAAGAAACTAACCGCTAACGTATCAATCGGGAGAGAACACAAAAGCTTTTTTAAGTATAACGATGAAGTTTGCAAAATTGTATGCTCCAGCTTTCCAGCTACAGACGAGGATTTTTACTTAGAAAGCATAGAGAAGGACTCAGAGGGTGAGCCTTACGAATCGCGCCCTTTACTGGACGTATACGAGGACAAGCTGACCATCCTAGTAGAGCGCACATTATTACAAAAGTAGCTAAAATATGAAATTCACCGATATTACAAGACGCACACTGGCCTTTCGGCGGGAGTCAAAACAGCTAGAGTCTGAGGGATACCGTCGCCACGAAACAGACTGGGAGATTTTTCGAGGAGGAAGGCAGGGTGAAGTCATTTTATCCGCAAAGATAAGCGTGTGCGGGAAATATGTTTACACTAAACTTGGAGAAAGATAAGCATGAAAAATCTAATAGACGTAACGACAAGGGATGGGCGCGGACAGTTCAAGCGACACCTCCGAAAGCTTAACGCCGCAGATCGAAACCTAGAAAAATCACACAAGATGACCTTCTCTGATAGATACTGCGATATGAAGAGGTGCAAGAAATGGAGAAGCATTAGAAATAAGATACTGTCTCAGGTTTCGTTCCCTAAAAAATCACAACAAAGCCCAATAGGGCGTACACATTATGACAACAAAACGAGGACAAATTGACCCTACCACGGGCATCACGGACGGCAAGCTTCGCACGTTGCTTAAAAGTAACCTGCGGCCAATATGGCGACAGACTAGCCGCAAGACGTTTATCAATAGCGTTCGATACAAAGCAGAAAACCCAAAGACTGGCAGACAGTGGAACGTTATAGATTGCGTTGACTGTAAACGAGTTATGGGAGTAAGCGAGAAGGAGTTTCGGACATTGAAGAACGGAGGGAAGTCTAAAAAGGCTCGTTCCGTCTTTGAGATTGACCACGTTGACGGCATAACGTCACTGGCAGACATTCGCTTGACACTTGGCGAGCACTTCTACTCGATGATCTATGGCAAGCAGGAGGTGGTTTGCTATAAATGCCACAAAGAAAGAACCGCAAAACAGACCGCCGAAAGAAACCTAAACAAAAAGCTTGCGGGCAAGTAAGCACTCAACCAACATACCAAGTTATGACAACAATACACATGGACAAAGACAAACTGGCAGCAAAGGCCGCAGAACTAACAGAGGAGCTTGTCGAGTTCCAAGTCGGCGCACACATGATGTGGGAAGACCGAGAGGACGGCTCAGAAGGGCTATCAGAGGACGCGCAAGACCTCTTCAATGAAATTCAAGCAATCGTATTACACCACCTAAACAAGTAAATTATGAAAGATTACATATTAGTAAGGAATAAAATACCCGTAGAATCAGAGGACGTCATATACTCTGCCGAATCAGTGGTTGATCTATTCAATGACGGATTTTATCTAGCGGATGACGAGCAGTTCATCGAATACCAACCAACCACCAACCTAAATAAGTAAATTATGAAAACCATCAGAAACCACCTAGTAAACCTAAAGCCAGCCCACAGGGACGCGGCCCTCACTAACATGAATCCAGACGGCATGAAGGCCACAGCGTCAAGCATCGACGAAGCCCTCACCCGCGCCTTTAACTGGAAGGAATCCCCCGAGGGGTATGACTTCTGGGACGGCATTTGCCTTGAGCTAGTAACTTGCACTTATAGTTTCACTGAAGAGGAAAGCGCGGGGCGGGCATTGCCAACAGATGCAGCCGAGCGCAAGACACACCCAGTGTATTCTGGCTTCGTCAAATACTTCCCACACGCCATCGCTGCTGTGTCTCACCTTAGCTATAAGGGCAACCAGCAGCACCACCCAGACAAGCCCCTTCACTGGGACATGAGCAAGTCTGCCGACGAACTTGATGCAATGATGCGTCACGTGATTGACGAAGACTGGGAGCAGGTTGCTTGGCGAGCAATGAGCAACTTAGAGAGAAAGTTAACTGGCAAGTGCCAATACGAAAACGCAAAGAAGTAGGCTAAATAATATGAAAGAAATAAAAGCATACCAAA